TATTAAAAGACCTTGGTAGAGAAGAGTTTGATAGGCAAAAGGCTGATAGAGAGCTGGTACAAGAAATTAATGAGAGGGCATATCAGTTGTTTTTATCCAGCCTGGACGGGAAGGAACTTATAAGTAATGAGATGTATGCAGAGGCAAAAATGTACGCTGACGCAGTTCTAAAAGATAGTGTGGCTCAAGCGTTATTTACTGATGTTCAGGTAGAAAAAAGCATTTACTTCACCCACAAGCACACTGGGATACAATGCAAGGTTCGTCCTGATGCTTGGCTTGGTTCCGTTGTAACCGATTTGAAGACATGTAAAGACGCTAGCTTTGATGTTTTTCAACGAACAGCTTATAGTAGCGGCTATTTTATACAAGCTGCAATGATTAAACAGGGCTTGGAATCGATAGGAATTGAGCTTGAAAAGTTTGTATTCTATTGTGTCGAAAAAACCGAAGCAATTCCATGTACGTATTATGAACTTGATATGCAGTCGCTAGAGCGAGCAGAGAATGAATTTAATAATCTCATGCAAGGCATAGCATATTGCATGGAAAACAATCGTTGGGATGCGTATCACCCCCAGACTTTAACTTACCCGGCATGGGCTAAAATTTAGGATTAAAAAAATGAGCGCAAGTAAACAAGGCATGATGTTAGCCAATCAAAAATCAATAGCGGGATTGTTAAAGCAGATGGAAGGGGAGATAGCCAGGTGCCTGCCTAGTCACCTAACACCTGACAGAATGGCCAGGATTGCCATGACAGAGCTTAGAAAGAATCCTAAGCTACAGGAATGCGAACCAATGTCGTTCATTGCCGCAATCATGCAAGCATCACAACTAGGACTAGAGCCTGGCGTTTTGGGTTCCTGCTATTTAATCCCATTCAACAATAAGCAGAAGGGTATTGTAGAGTGTACTTTTATGCCGGGTTATCGCGGCTTTCTTGACTTAGCCAGGCGCTCAGGTCAAATTATATCCCTGGTTGCACGTGCAGTTTATTATAACGATACTTTTGAGTATGAATTTGGTTTGAAAGAAAGCTTGATTCATAAGCCATCTATGGATGACCCTGGCGACTTAGTTGCTGTTTATGCTGTTGCTACCCTTAAAGATGGCGGCCACCAATTTGATGTAATGAGTAAGCGTCAAGTTGATTTAATCCGCGAAGGTTCGCAGAGCCGAAATAATGGCCCATGGGTTACGCATTATGAAGAGATGGCAAAGAAAACAGTTCTAAGAAAATTATTTAAATGGCTTCCTTGTTCGGTTGAAATGCAAAAAGTTGTATCTCTAGATGAACAGCAAGAGCAAGGCAGGCAAGATATTAAATCGGCAGCTTCAGAAGAGTTTGATATGAGCTTTACAATTGAGGGTGAGGTTAATAAAAGCGATGACTTAAAGGCGTTGATGGAAAAGAACAAATCAGAAGCTAAGAAGTGCGACCCTGAGACCGGGCAAGTATTGCCTGACCATTTGCAGTAAACCATATCGAGGATGTCCGCCATTTGGTGGGCGTCAATAAAAATTAAAAGGGGATAAAATGCGTGATTGTGATGTAAAGATAGGTCTTGATACTAAGCAGCTTTTGGAGGCAATAGCGGCTGGTTGTGAACTTGAATTTATTGGTAAAGATTCAAAGCCTGCGAACTCCAAGGAGGTAATTGTAGCGTCTCACCATATTTTAAAAAATATTTCTTATGAGTTAATGGGTATGGCCGGAAGCAAAAACCACCTGGCAATGTTTGCCCGGTTTTTGGGTTTAGATAAGTTTCTTGATGCAGAAAAAGAATTAAACGATATCTTTAAAACAACTGATGTTGATGAAGAAATCAAAGATATTCTTAGGTCTATGTTAGATGAAATTAGAAAAAAATAATTAACTTATGATATAAGGTGATAGCAAATGATGGATTGGAAGATATTGGAATACCAAAAAAGCATGATATTAGATTCAAGCATGGAATCTTTAATAGAAAAAAGTCAGTACATAAGTTTGTTTATAGACAATATAGACAAGCTTATGTGTGACATAGACTCCAAAGGCTGGGAGGTTATTTTTATATTAACAGAGACAACAGTTTCTCCTTTCCCAGCCATGAACGATGTTTATTTAGCTATTAGGCGGCACATGGAGGAATTATTCCATATCACACAGAAGGAAATTAGCCGAAGGATGGACTCTAAGTGAAAGACATTGCAAAGATGCGCCTTGGGGTTCTGAGAGAGCTTAAAGAAGTGCGTAGATTCTTAGATTACATGGAATTGAGCGTTAAAAACAGAAATCATGACGCCATACATAAGGCGTATATTTTTCTTACCCACCTGGTTCATCATATGGATAAAGGGTTTTTATGCCCTGATAGCATATCGCTTGATGCTGACATTGCTAATGTGCTCGATAAATTTTATAAAAATAATTAGGATTTTTAATGACAGATAAAGGAACTGATGATTTTTTAAGGCAGACAGACGAAAAATACATGCTGGGCGTAACGGTTAAAGAAGCCCTTGGGATTACTATAAGATTGCACCATGAGTTACATGACATTGTTATGGCTTTGCAAGATAGAGTTTTACAACTAGAACTTAAGGCGTTAAACAAATGACGGAAATGTTTCGAATAAAATTTGCAGATGGCTTGGTTAATGAAATTAATCATAATGAGGATAGAAAAATGCTACCAGACAACAGATTAGATTTTATTTCGGATATTGATGACGAGTACATCGTTATGATGACAAATGCCCGTGCTGACTTTATTAAAATAGATAATGAGCTTAGGATTCTTGGTTCTGATCCTGAGTCTGATAAAGAAGGGGTTAAGCGTTGCTTGTCATTGGCTAGAACAAATATTGAAATTGCTTTGCAATATACTATCAAGGCCTTGTGCTTAATGGGTGAGGTGAAGCAATGAATTTTAGCGAAGCTTTAGAGCAAATTAAATTAGGTAAATTATTAAAGCGTTCCGGTTGGAATGGCAAAGACCAGTTTGTTTTTTTAGTTAATGGCTCGGAATTTAAGGTTAATCGTGCGCCATTGCTTGGAATCTTTGAAGAAGGCACCGATATTGTTTATAGGTCGCACATTGATATGAGGTATCAAGATGGTTCTGTGGGGGTTTGGCTTTCATCCATGGGTGACTTGATGGCTGAGGACTGGGAAATACTTTAAGGTGAAGCATAATGTGCTACTGTAATCCATCAATAAGAACACACAAGTGTTTTGCTTGCTTTGATTATTTAATAAATAAGGTTGCTGTACTACAGCATGAAAATTCCAGATTATTTAATCTGGCAAGTGATAATTCATCACTTCAATCACCAAAGCCAATAATTGCATGCAAAGACTGTCATAAAATAAATTGGGATTTATTAAATAATGAATGATTTTACCAAAGAAGAGCTTTTAGAAATATATGGATTATTGGAGCACCATTATTGTGACCCACATTTATGTATTAATCCTAATCTAAAACTATTAATTAAACTACAAGCTATGATTAATGATTATTGCGAACCCGATCCTGAGCCATGCTATCATTTTTGGATTGCTGAACAAGCGGAGCTTTTATTACAAGGATATGATGTTACTTTGACCCCAGAACTTAATAAAATAAAGTGCTCCCTTTGTGGGATTTATAGAGAATGAATGACTTTACTAAAGAAGAATTAGAACTTATACATGATGGGTTGTCTTATGCAGCTGCAACCTCAATCGAAACAGGGGGAATGATTAAGGATTTTCTTTTACCTGTGGCAAAAAAAATCCAATATATGATTGAGAACTACTGTGAGCATGAAAATAGCTGGGCAGATGTTTATTGCGATGATTGCAAAAAAGAATTGTGCTGGGAAATGCCTGCAAAAGAATAACTGATTTATAGGGATGGCTTTTTCCCTAATTTTTTGGAATTTATTTCATGAATTAATTTTTTATTATAATTTGTTGGTGTTTTAATTTTTGAAGCAATTCTTTCGGCATCCTCAGCACCATGTAATTCAAAGTGACAATTCAAGCAAAGTAATTGACACTTATCTAATTCATTTTTAAGTACCCACCATCTTTTCTGGATACCCGTTCCCGCAAGAGCAAAGCTTTTGAATAATGGATTTATATGATGAAAAGTTAATGCGCCATAAAATTTATTGTATCCGCATAATTCGCACTGACCCCCTTTGTATTCGATCGCCTTCTTTTTTTGATTAATCCTGTACTTTGCTGAATATAATACTGTGCATGCACAGCACTTCCATTTTTTAACTTTAATCCCTGCTTCAACATGCTCGCACTCACCATGCTTATTGCAGTATAAATACTTTGTTGTTAATGTTCTTTTCGGCCCATGTTTTTTCACAAGAGAATCCTTTGAGTAAGTATGGATTGGAGTGTATCATACTAACTGTATCCGATAATCAAAATAACCAGACATAGGGAGAAAATTGTATGGTTGTAGTAGCAAGTATTATGATTATTGGGCTAATTGCTATATTAATTCTCTGCACAAAATAAGCACCACAAATAGATTTAAATTTATACATGGTATTTTAGTTTCAATAACGCGCTATATGTTTATTATTTTTATTTTAAGGCCGATAAATGCTTCAAGTATTTTTTTATTCGATGATAGGGAATATCATTGGCAGTATAATAGCCTCAGTTGTTTGGATTAAATTTATTTCAAGGAAATTAAATGACTACAGAAAAAAAAGACAAATCCGCAGAATCATCCGCAAAGCACGAAAAGGTGGTTTGTAACCCCCATAATTTTACCGTAGTTGGATGGAACACAAAGGGTGGAATACAAAACGCTACTAACATGAGATGCAGTCATTGTCTTATGCACGTAAGCCTAGAGCAGCTAGAATCTAAAGAATGGAAAGAATCCCAGGGGTTTTAAATGGCGGGCATCAAAGGACGAATTGATAAGCTCTATGCTGGAACTATCAGCGATGTAACCAGCAAAATTACGGTTACAAAAAATGACGAGGTTATCAAAGAGAAGGTTATAGGCAATAACATAAATAAGGTGATTCAAATTGTGGTACGACTTTGAGCCAGCACGGGATATATTCCTAGTATTTATGAATTCAGATTATCCGCTTGATTCTCTTTTCAAAGATGGATTCAAGCATGTCTATGCGATTGAGCGGCAGGCTCTTGGATGGCTTTGCACCGACCCTTCAAAAAGCGACCTGCACACCTATATTCTGCCAGCTAAACATGCATCCGACGTTATGGGTGAGTTTGTCATTAGAAACCCAGAGTTCACTATACTTCAGTTACAAGTAAAAATTCATAATCAAATAATATATCCCATGCCTGGGATTATCTCTTGTGTAAGTGTTATGCAGTATACTCTTGGTGTTTACTGGCCTTTTATATTTACCCCACATCAGTTATATAATAGGCTCAGGAGAAAACCACCAAAACACATAGAGGTGATAGCATGGCACGATTCAATGGGCACGCGCAAAGAGAGGCAAGATCGGCAGCAAGCGCGGCAGATGCCGCCAGAATAGATTTAGAAAACCAAACAAAAGTAGAGAAAGAACGACAGACTCGCGAGAAAATAAAAGCGCAACGTATATTAATGCGGTCAATGCGAGCCGGCAATGGCGGTTATTTTGAATCAGATACCGGAAAAGGCCAGACGCTTGGTGGCTCAGGAGTAATCGGCTAATGACTGATATACGCAAGCTTCTCAAGAAGCGTGATAATGCAAAGCTCTTTGACGAAGTTGCAAAAGAGAAGAAGCCAAAGCTCAATATACAAAGACTAGTCGCTATGCGAACAGCCGCTAAGTCAGACTTAGATATGTGGCGCTCAATCCTTGAGACAGCCTATCACTACGCAATGCCCAACTATAACCCTTTTGAAAACTATGGTCTTGCTGGAATGCTCACACCAGGCCAGCTTTATAATGCTGATATTTACGACTTAACCCTTCCTATAGCTCACAAAAAGCTCGCAGATAAAATGTTAATGAACATGGTTCCCCAGGGTCAGCAGTGGTGTAAATTTACCCCTGGTGATGAATTCGGAGAGCCTGGAAGCCCGCTATATCAAAAAGCATTAGACGCAACTCAGCGCATGACAGACCATTTCTTTAAGATATTAAATCGTTCTAATTTTTATTTAGCTGTTGGTGAGAGCCTGCAGGATTGCCTCGTATCGACAGGAATAATTGCAGTTAATGAAGGGAATATTAAAAAGCCTGTGCGCTATGAGGCTGTTCCAGCTAGCCATGTTATGTTCCAAGGCGATGCTGAAGGGCAGGTTGACGCAGTATTTAGAGATTGGTATCAGGTTCGAGTTGAGAATATAAGGTCAATGTGGCCAGGTATCAAAGACGAAGCCATCAGTAAACTTAATAAAAAACCAGAAGACAAATTAGATATTTGGGAATGCGCGTGGATTGATTACGAAGCTTCTGACAAAGAACGCTATCAATACGTTGTTATGACATCGGCAACAGACGTTTTGCTAGAACAAAAATCCAGCTCATGGCCGTGGATTATTTACCGGATGCGAAGACTCACGGGTGAGATTCGAGGTCGTGGCCCCAGTCTCGAAGCATTCCCAACAGCCGCAACGATTAATCAAGCGCTTGAAGATGAGCTTGTTGCCGCAGCGTTCCAAGCCAACCCTATGTACATGGCCGCTAGCGACTCTGCATTTAATCAACAAACGTTTACGCCGCGACCTGGTTCTATCGTTCCAGTACAAATGATTATGGGGGAATGGCCAATAAAACCATTCGAGCAATCCGGCAATATACAATTCAATGCATTATTAGTGAATGACTTTAGACAGCAGATAAATGAATTAATGTATTCGTCCCCGCTTGGCCCCGTAAACTCACCGACACGAACAGCGACCGAAGCAGAGATTCGCTACACCGAAAACCTTGAAAGCTTCTCTGCGATGGTGCCTAGACTGCAAAATGAGTTCTTTGTGCCAGTGATACAGCGCACACTCTGGGTAATTAATAAAGTATTGCCTCAGACATTTGCTAATATTCCTGATGAAATTCGCACTAAAATGATATCAGTTGACGGGCAAATACTTAGCCTATCTTTTGATACACCGCTAATGACAGCAGCAGGACAAGTCAAGACTCAAGCACTGCTGGGATTCTATCAAGCCCTAGCTTCATTAATAGGCCCTGAAGGCGCGACCGCAGCATTGAACCCGGTTGAAGTCATTACAACGATGGCAGACAACCAGGGAATTGAGATTAAAAATGTTAAAACTCGTGAAGAGCTTGAACAAATGAATCAGGCTGTTGGTCAGGTAGCTACGCAAGAACTAGAGAATCAAGGGGTGGATATTGAGCCAGAACAACAAGGATAACTATTACAGATTATTTTCTGAGTTATGTTACGAGGTGTTTTATAAAAATCAGCATGGGGCGCAACTCTTAAAGTTACTAGAGAACAAACACTTTCGCAGTCCAGTAGCAGCCCCTAACAAAGAACCTTCTTGGGCATATTTTAACGAAGGTATGAATGAGTTAATTCGCTCGTTTACAATGGGTATTGATACGCACCTGTCTCTTGCTCAAGCTAAAAGCGAAGCCCAAAAAGAATTAGATGGGGCGCTACCAAGAATAGGGAAGGCGCGTAAACCACAAACTAGACCAATCAGATAGAGGGAATTATGCATTATAACGACCAAGCAAAAACTACGCCTGACGCGATACCCGTTGAGCCTGTACAGCCCACCAACAATACTCCTGCGGTTGTTCCTGGCAATTACCCTAATGACCAAACACAGCCTGAGACACCGCCAGCGCAAAATGATGATACAAAGACTGATGAAAAACCAGTGAATGAACCTGACTCGCCAGACTGGTTTATGAAGGACAAATTCAAGTCTATTGATGACCAAGCCAAGTCATACAAGGAGCTTACAACCAAAATGGGTAAGTTCTGGGGTTCGCCATCGGAGGGATACAAAGTTGATGGCATGGAAGGAATCGAAGCAAATGACCCTTTAATCGCAGGATTAACCCCGGCACTTCAAGAGATGGGGATATCTCAAGAAGGATTCCAAAATCTCGTTGGCAAGTATATGGAGGCTAACAAGTCCATGATGGACAATATGGAGGCTGATTTAAAGAAGACTCTGACTTCAACAGACGCACACACCTATCAAGCAATTACAAAATGGATGGATGAATCATTATCACCTGAAGAATCAGCACAGATTAAAAATAACTGGCTTATGACTGCCGATGATTTCAAATTATTTAATAACCTGCGCTTGATGTTAGCCCCTAGTACTAATGTGCCTAGTGGTAACACCAATGCCGTTAAATACGAATCTTCAAAAGAAGTGACTAACGAGAAGATTAAGTACAAAAAAGAGGTTAAATCCGGTACCAGGGTGCAAGACAAGAATCATGAGGATTCATTAGCAGCCAGATTTAGAGATGCAGCAGCAAGAGAATTGCGCAATAAAGCCCGTTAATCATACTTGAATCCAATCTAGTTAATGCTATACTGACATTAATTTACACAAGCCCGAACTAGATTGGATACCTTCAACTAGACCATATAGAGCAACTTATCGTTATGGTTCATGCAAGCCCGATTGATTCGTTTGGACACCTTGTTTGTAGACAAAACCCATTTTGTTTATTAACTAACGGAGTCTAGACCATGTCATTAGCCTTGTCGCAAATTGAGATACAACAATTCTTATCAGACGCACACGCCGAATTCCAGTCAGAAGGCTTTCTATTGCAAGGCGCTGTTCGTACCAAAAATGGAACCAAAGGTTCCCAGGTTCACTTTCCCGTATTCGGAGAAGGTATGGCCAACCAAAAAGCACCCCAGGACGATATCACCCCAATGAATATCTCAAACAGAGATGCTATTGCCGTGATTGAAGACTGGTACGCATCTGAGTATGCCGATCGTTCATTCCAAAATAAACTTGCTGTTAACGCAGTAGATGAGTATTCCAAGTTATGTGCTTGGGCTATCGGCAGACGTGCTGACCAGTTAATCATTGACACCACTGCGGGTGCTACTTATTCAACAACCCCAACAACTCTAGAAGGCGCTAACGTTGATGCTGGCACCACTGGCTTCACCTATGCGAAACTAAGAGAAGGCCACAGATGGTTGCGTCAACGCTCTGCTAACCGTGGAAAGCGTACTTGTATCATTGATGCTATCGCAGAAGAACAATTGCTTGATGCGTTCCAGTTAACTAACTCTTTATATGTGAATCAAAAGATTCTTGATAATGACGGGTTAAATGGTATGACTTTCTTGGGCATGAACTTCATAGTTATCCCTCAAATGAATGAAGGCGGCTTGCCTGTCACTTCTGGTGGCACAGTAGGTAACGCATTTTTCATCAATGAAATGGCCGTTGGTTATGCTGATTCTGAGCACCTGGGCGGTGATATATCCTGGGAAAATATCAAGACTTCTTACCTAATCAATATGTGGATGGAAGCCGGAGCCGTTGTAGTTGACCCCAAGGGCTTGGTTCGTGTTCAGTACTTACTTGACCCAGCTTAATAACAATTTTCAGGAGAATATACGATGGCTTTTGGCATAAATTACATGGGGCGCGTTAGCTCAGGCGCTAACAACGATGTTCAAAAAATTTGGATATATAACGGCACTTCAACTGGTGCAGATGACACTGAGTCAGAAATTTCTGCTAGCGGTTATTTCGATGATTTTATGGTTAACCTAACGCTCGGCCTTGGCCCACTAGGTGTTAATGATATTATTTTTATAAATAGCAGCGATGGAAGCGGCATGTATCAAGTTGCGACCACTACCCCTAATGTAACAATAGTGGGTTTTGAGCCAACTGGTGTTGTTGATACCGCAAATCTTGCAGACTTAGCGGTGACCACAGCCAAGATTAATGATTTAGCTGTAACAGACGCTAAACTTGCATCAGATGCCGTAACTACTGCGAAGATACTTGATGGCAGCGTAACCAGTGCTAAGCTTGACGATACAGTTCTGCATTATGTGGCTGTTCCTATAAGTGCCGCAGAATTTAATGGCATGTATGCAGCTCCAAAAGTTTTAGTAGCAGCACCCGGGGCTAATAAGTTATTGGTAATTGATAAAGTACAATTATTAATGACCTATAACTCAGCAGCATATGCCGCTGGTGGTGTCGCAGCAGTTCAGTACGACGTTACCGCAAATGGCGCAGGCGTTATTGCTTCGACTACCTTAGCAGCCGCAACGTTCCAAGCAGCCGCAAGCACTGGCTGGAACTTTAACGCTGGTGTAGTTGCTGAAACCTTCAGCACTTGTGTTAACAAGTCGTTGGCATTGTCTAATATCACGGGCGCTTTCACCACTGGTAATAGCACGATGGTGGCTCATGTATGGTACAAGATTATACCAACCGTATAATTTATTAGTGTTAATCTGCGGGGGTTATGCCCCCGCTTTATCATGAGGATTATATGATAGAGCCAACATCAGCACCAACAACCGACATTGAGATTATATCTGCCGCAATTTCCTTGGTTGGTCAGCAACAAAACACAAACACGGTTGATGGCGGAGGCGCTCTTGCGCTTGATGCTGAAAAATTTTACTCGTCTTTAGTAACGGCTGAGCTTGGTTCAAATAGATGGCGTTTCGCTCAAACGTTTCAACAAATTAGTATCTTAACCACTCTAACCCCGTCTTTTGCAGGCTGGCTATATGAGTGTCAATTACCCGCAGATTGCATCATGCTACAAGCAGTTTACCCAAACCAAAATTATACTGTAATGGGTGAGCGCATACTGACGCAAAGCAATCAAACAATCACAGTTGTTTATAGCCATGCAGTACCCGTTTCAAAATGGCCCCCTGCTTTTTCTATGTATATCGTTTACCACTTGGCTTCCATGATTGGCATATCTGTCACCAACTCTGACAGAATGCTTGCACGCATAGCGCAAGGCTTGAGTAAATGGGAATCACGAGCTCTATTTGCTGATGCACAAAGCTGTACAACATTGCCCTTCAGACACAACCCATATGTTGATGTTCGATATAGAAATCGTGGCAGGGGGTACGGCCAATGACATTACGCGCGATTAATAATACATTCAACCGCGGCGAGTTAGACCCAACCTTATTTGCACGTGACGACCTAGATATCTATGACAAAGGAGCGCGTAAACTTAGGAATCTCGTAGCCTTATGGACAGGTGCGGCAACACTAGCCCCTGGCACTGTTTATGTTGATGTTATTGTCGACCGTGAAAATGCCAACGCACCGATTACCGACCCGTTGCATGTAAAGGGTTTCGATTTTACATACGATGCCGATGCGGAAATCACCTACACAATATTAATCAGAAAATCTAATACTACCGTTGCATTTGATATTTATTATGCCGATACGCTTGTTGCAACCGTAACATCATCTGCGTATTTAGTAGCACAAATCCCATTCATTCACGTAGCAGCAGCACACGACCGAGTTTTAATACTGCACGAAAACGTACAGACAACACAATTAAGACGTGGCGCAAGTCATGCATCTTGGACGCTTACGCAATTTGCACCTAGAGTTTACCCGACCTATGACTTTTCAGTTATTGGTGCAGCAATTAATTATCAAACATTTACTTTTACGCTGGGCGCACTGACCGGAACCACTTCGTTAACATCAAGCAGCGCAGTTTTCACAGCCAATCATGTGGGTGGATTATTCAGAAGCCTAGGTGGTACAGCTAGAATAACAGCCGTAGCAAGTACTACTGTTGCAACTGTAACAGTTCTTGATCCGTTTACAGCATTATCAAATCCAGGAAGCACGGCAAGCCTTGCGGAAAAAGTTTGGAATTCAGACGTTACAACGGTTCCGGTTAGTCAAAATAGAGGCTGGCCTGCGCGCGGGGTATTCTATTTAAATCGATTAATCCTGGGGCGTTCTTTAGCAGTTAAAAACCTTGTAAATCTTTCTACAGCCGGGGTCTATG